AGAAAAGAAGAAAATAAAATCGGGCGAGGAAGAGTTGAAAGAGAGATTGAAAAAAATGTGATAAAAAGATAAAATAAATATGCTTAGTAATCGGGAATTAATGTATTGATTGTCATTTATAATCCAGTATGATACTATTTGACATATATGGCAGAATTGAAATTCAAAGCTATTCTTTCCAAAACTACTACAGACAAGATCAAATCTCGTCTCCATTCTCCTATACTTGCAGAGGTAACGTTTGATATCTACTTGAATAATACGATGGAGTACTCACAACTTATTGAGGATTATTTTGATGAGGAGTTTACAATTGAAATCACAAAATGAAAGGTAAAGAACTAGATATAAGTAGTACACAAGATATCACAAAAACAGTTGATTGGACTAAAGATGATGATGCTGTTGATTGGATTGATATGTCAATAAGTGAGAATAATCTAAAAGTATCACAGATTGCAGAGCTTTGTAGTAAGCAGGATGGAAAGAAAAGAACGCCCGAAACATGGAGACAATACTATTACGATAAAAGGGAGTTGGGGTTTGAAATATATTGGAAGGAGAAATATCGAGAGTTTTTTAAGAGAAGTGCAGGAGCTCGACTATACGGAAGGCTGGATGCACTAATTGATAAGGAGAGGGACTTAGATAAGTTAGTAAGTGCGGGTGAGTTTTTAGAAGGTAAAGGATCGGTAATGCCCATCCAAATTAACAACTTTGTAAATAAAGAAAAAGATGAGTTCGGTATATAGCAGATACGAAAAGTTTATTGAAGCTCGCCTAAAAATAGTAGATAAGACGGGAATTGAAACCCCTTTCTTATTAAACGAGCCTCAAAAGAAGTTTATAAAACTTGCAACGGGTAAAGACATTTTACTCAAAGCACGTCAAGAGGGCTTCTCTTCGTTAATTGGTGGAATATTCACCGGAGATTTTATACTCGATCAACACTCGCACTCTGTAGTTATTGCAGATATATCAGATAATGCTACAGGGCTTCTTGACAAGGTAAAGTTCTATCTTAAAAGTTATGAGCAACATACAGGAATGAAGATACCTTTGAAATATAATTCAAAGTATGAGCTTGAAAATGAAGTAATGCAAAGTAAATACACGGTGGGTACAGCAGAGAATGTAGAGTTTGGTAGATCAAAGACAATCAAGAATCTCCATATGTCAGAAGGGTTTTTCTATAAGCAGTTTAGACGATTATTAGCATCAGCAGCACAAGCAGTACGCCCCGATGGAAGAATAGTAATCGAATCAACCGCGAATGGATTTAACGAGGGTAAGGAGTTCTGGGATGATTCAGTACGAGGTGAAACAGGATTCAATCCATTGTTTTTCAAAGCCTCAGATTTTTACACATCAGAGTTTCTTGAACAAAAGAAGAAAGAATTACAAAGACTATATCAACAGGAGTATCCAGAGACAGCAGAAGAAGCGTTTTTGACAAGCGGTGATATGTATTTCGATGGGCATGCGTTAAAGTGGTATATGTCGCAAGTTCGGGAGAGTAACGGAGGAGTATATGCTTAAAACATACAGAAAAATAGACAGGGGAGAATACATATTAGTATCAGTTGATACAGCAGCTGGTATGGGTGATTACACCGCAGCACAGTTCTTATCTAAAACTAGAATAGATGTTCCTATGGTTTATCATTCTAAGGTAACTACATCAGATTATATCCCTATGCTTGCTGAAACCTTGAATAAGATATTTGATAACACAGGGGTAAAGCCTACAGTATCATTGGAGCGTAATAATGGTGGAGCATTTCTTATAGACAGATTGGCAGGTATCAACTACGCAAATAAGTATGAAGTGTTCAAGAATCCAACATACGGCAATATAAATGGTTCAGAGTCTACTCAATATGGTTGGAGCACAAACACTGCAACAAGACCAAAGATGCTGTCAGAGCTAAAAGATTCTGTTGATAAACGTACATTGGGTATATATGACAAAGAGACAATACGAGAAATGTTCAGTTTCATTCTTGCACAAACCTCATCAAGTATCAAAGCACAGGCGGAAAAAGGAGCGCATGATGATCTTGTTATGTCCCTTGCAATAGCATGGCAGATGTACCAGATATGCAATAGTCCAATTTCAAATTATGATGGTGACGACTTCCCAGAGGAAACATTACTCGATTCAAACACGGGGTTATACATATGAAGCCAATTGATAATCTACAAATAAAAGCAACTAATGTTAAGGCTCATACTGATATAGAGATTGAGATGGAAAAGCATAAAGAGGACTATTATCACTTTGAAATTCGATGTAGTGGGGGCAATATTGTTGATTTTGTTATGCGGGAACACATATCCTATGAAACCATTATCAAGAAGTAAAACACTATTTCATGCACTCATTGAGAGAGATGTACAAGCCATTGTATATGGCACAATCTCTTATACAGTAAAAATAGACCAATTAGGAAATCCTGAGATTCAAACACTGAAGGTTACTAAGTCAAAACGTATTAAGTATTGACATCTCATAAATAACTGATATAGTTTTATCTAGAAAGCATTGGGTACATAGTAAGTGCCTACGCCTCGTCCAAGTGGACAGGCTTTTTTTTTGGCTTAAACTTATGGACAACATACAACAAGGAATACGAGACTTTCATGCGAGCTCTAACAACTACTTAGAGACTAAGCGCATAGTATGGGATGAACTTGAGAATATCTTCTTTGGCATATTAAACGACAATCTATCAGCTGGTACGAAGTCAAGAGTATTTGACCATAAAATATCTACTATGATACTTGAATCAGAGGCACGGGTAATGGCACAGATGGGAGTTGGTAAGGTCAAGGGAATCAGTAAGAATGACCAAGGTGGCGCGGTTCTCATGAATCTGATACTTGACAAATACATAGTACCAAATGCTAATGCTCAATTCCCACTTCTTATTAAGCATCGCATGATGCACCGCAACTCAAAGATATATGGCAACTCATTTGCCCTCGTTGACTGGGATGTTAAAAAAAACGGATATGTAGGACCAGACCTCTGGCTCCTCTCTATCCGTAATGTATTCCCACAAGTAGGCGCGGTATCACTTGATGACTCTGACAAGATATATATACGAACATACCGACCAATATCATTCTTTGAGAATCTTAATAAACAGGGTGGGTATAAGAATCTTCCCAAGATAGTAACTCAACTTAAAAAACTTGCAGGTAATAAAGCAAATAGAGATGATAACCAGAAGTCAACACGTGAGCGCAATGAATACCCTGATCAACAATCCAATAAAATGGAGGGATACCACGAGGTTGGTATGATGTTTGAGCGTGATAGATGGGTGTATGTAGTACCAGAGGTTGACTACGAGATACTTATGGATAAGAAGAATCCTAATGATGATGGGGAGCTTCCTATAGTCAATAAGTATGGAATACCTTTGGCTGATGACTTTATGGCACTAGGTGACGCAGAACGTGGTAAAACTATGCAATATGCTATTAATAGCTCATGGAATCTAGCGCTTGATAGCGCGCTATTCTCACTTCACCCCATTACAGTAATCAATCAAGATGCAATTATAAAGTCAACAGTGAGGCGACAAGCTGGGGCAAATTGGCTCACCCGTGGTAATGTCAACAATGTTGTACAACCTATTAATCTTGCACCACAAGGTATGCAAACTCATCAAGCTGTATATAACCTTGCCAATGCTGCACTCCTTAATATGTTTGGTACAACTGATACATCAGTATCAAGTAATACTGACAGCTCATTTGGCAAGACACCAGAGGCGCTAAAACAACAAGCACAGCGTGAAAATGCACGGGATTCATGGGATAAGTTTTATGTTGATATGTATCTTACTCAAGTCAATAAGAAATTCGTGAACATGATGAGTAAAAAGCAATCATCAGCAGTTGAGATACGAATGTTTGAGCAGGAGATTCAAAAACTTGCAGCTCAATATCCAGATATAGCGGAGATGTATGACGAGAAGTCGGGAAAACTTAAGATTAAAAAGAGTACGACTGGATCAGTCCTCTATGACTATGAGCAAGTATCGGGTTCCTCATTCTCAGTGGACCAACAACAACAACTAGAGAACTTACAGGGACTCCTTACCCTATTTTCTAACCCTCAAACGGGTCAATACCTAGAACAACGTATGCAGCAAGAAGGTACTACTCTCAATTTAACAAAATTAGTAACAGGTATTGTGAGTAAGAATATCGAAAATTGGGATGAGATTATAGTCACCCAAGAGACGAATACTCCCGGAGCGCAACAAGATGAGCAGGTTATGCAAACAACGCAAGATCAGTTTATGCAGATGGTAGATCAAATGCAGGGGGGTGGGGATATATCGCAGATACCACCAGACCAACAGCAACAACAGCAAGAAGTACCACCACAAGAGGATGAGGCAGTAGTACAGCAAAACAGCCAAGCACTAGCAGATATGATAGGACAGATGCAACAAGGTTAATAAGTTTTTATAGGTTATGAATAAAGGTATTTTACGACCAGTGTCATATGACGATACCCGCGCGCTCTGGAGAGGTAATGAAACAGAGGAAACAGGTATAGCTCCAGAGGATAAGGGGCTCCATGAACTTGCGCAAATGAGTGGATGGAAAACATTACATGAGCACATTAACAACCTGATGATAGGACTCGACAAACGACTCTCTGAGGCAGTACTAGGGGGATTAGGAGATGAGCAGATCAAACGAGATGCTACATTCTCAGTACTTGGAAAAGAGTTGTTAAATTCAATAATCAACAAAGTAGAGGACTCGTCTTTAGTAGTTGAAGAATTAGAATATGAGCGAAACGAAAGAGAGTCTAAAGACAGAAAATGATATTGACGATGAGGGGGAAGTCTTGCAAAAGACTTATGAGTTTAAGCCCACAGGTCATTGTAGATACCGTCAACAAGGTCCATATTTAGTTTGTGTAAATTGTGAAATTCAACATGCTGACTATATAGGAATGGAACGAATAATGGTAGGAGAGGATGAACAAGGTTTACCAATATTGAAGTTGCGCACTAAGGTTTAGGTACTAGGTAGCTCCTAGTGACTAGACGTATGGCTGGGCAACGTACAAGCTCTGATTATCAATTCCTTTTATGTATGGATGATTTAATAAAGGAAGAACAGGCGATAAACGCAAAAGCTGAAGCAGACAGCTCTACAGACTCGCCAACTGTAAGTACAAAGCCGCAAGAAGTTAAGGAAGAATCAGTACAACCAGAGAAAACTGAAACATCTACTGAAGGCTCTAAGACTGAAGGTGATAAGAAGTTAACAGGCGCGGAAAAACGTATTCATGCACTCGTTGATGAACGAGATGAGTATAAGGCTAAAGTCGAGGATATGTCCAGTAGGCTTGCTGAACTAACCACGGAAACACAGGACAATGCGGATACTCCGCAATTTAACCAATCTCCTGACACAAGTGGGGATAGAGAGCTCACAATAGACGATTTAAGGACTATAGCCAGACTTGAAGTCGAGAAGGAAAAGACGGTCAATCGTATTCAGTCCGAAGGACGAGAAGCGATTAGAACGTATCCTGTTCTTGATCAATCAAGTTCTGACTTTGACGCTGATGTTAACGAAGCAATTACGAGTGCTGTATATCTTGAGATTCAAAAGAATCCAAACCAATCAGTAATTAAACTTACTGAGAAATACATGAAGCCGTACTTGAAAGCAGCTGAAAACGCTGTAGGCAAAGAAAAAGACGAACTTGTCAAACAAGTTAACGACACTGTTCTTAGACCTAGCACCATTAAGGGAAGCGATAAAAAATTCCATGAGAAATCTCTTAATGAGATGGAACAAGAACTGGGAATTATTTATTAATTTCTTAAAACAATATGGCAGACTTAAATACTACTGCTACATTGTCGCCGGAAGTATCAACATACTACGAAAAAGTGTTCCTAAAGAGAGCAGAATACGAATATGTTGCTAAAGAAGGTGGACAGATTAGAACTCATGCAACTGGTGAGGGTCGCACAGTTAATTTTACTCGGTACACACCGCTTGCTATTAACACGACTCCCCTAGGTGAAGGTTCAAATCCATCCATTTCTAATATCACGGCTTCAACTGTTGCAGTAACCCTTTCTGAATACGGTCAAACGATTCAGACATCTAAGTTTTTGACACTTGTAGGTATTGACTCTAATATGAAAGAGAAAATATCACTCGTAGGTCAAAACATGGGAGAAACTATTAATAGATTATCTCTAAATGAACTTGGAAACGGTACTGCTTTTTTTGCTAATGGAAAGAATACGTCAACCTATGCAGCATCTGACACATTCAGTGCTTCTATGATTCGAGGAATGGTAAGAACCCTTGAACTCAACAAAGCTCCTGAATACAAAGATGGTATGTTCATGGGTAAGGCAGCTATCCAAGCGAAGTATCAGATACTTGGTGATTCTACGTGGATTAATGCTAAAACTTATTCCGATGTAAAGGATCTTTACAAAGGAGAAATGGGAGAACTATATCAAGTGCGTTGGCTCTTGAATAGAGATTCACTTTCAGCAGTAGGTGAGGCATCTCAAGCGTCAGTTGTGGCTGCATTTAAGACATATGTACACGGAGCGGATGCTTTCGGGTGCTATGATCTTGAAGGAGACAAACCACGCCTTTACATACTTCCAAACATAGTGGACGGTAGTTCACCTGCTGGACGTATCAGTAAAGTTTCATGGGCTGGTAGTTATGCAACAAAGATCCTCAATAGTGATTGGATTGTTGTTTCAAATACTCCAACTTCATGATGGATTGTTACAACGCTCCCTCTGGGCTATAGACTGGGGGGAGCGGTTAACATTTATTTTTCATTATGAGTACAGGCAGACATGAGGACATTCGGGAGCTCTACAGAGAACTTGAAAGGGAACAAAACCCCGGAACACGTGAGAATATCAGAAACACTATTTTGATATTAAAGAATGAGTCAGGTCTTATTAGAAGTATGCGTGAAGCTTTGGTAAGAGCGCATAGAAATGGAGATACTAGAGAGATAAAAGATATTCACGATTATATAAAAGGAAAGGAAAAATATGCCCAACGAGGGAACGTATAGAGAACCAGTCAATCAATTTGACAACAATATAATATTCTGATATAGTTTTGGTAGGTTAATAATAGGTTTATATTAGTATGAATTACATCTCAGGTTCAGGTGGTTTTATAGGTTCACATCTTCAAAAGCGTATAAAAGCTACGCCTATCCCTCATACAGAACTATCTACTATAACTCTTGAACCCTTTGAGAACTTCTATTTTCTCTCATCATACGGAAACATGGCTACTCATAAAGAGGACTTAGACATATATCAAGCAAATGTTATAGACCTAGTACACATACTCTCAGAATCTATGAAATCTCGTTTTAAGTCATTTGTGTACATAAGCACCTCCTCCGTTAAACTTAGAACACAAACAATGTACAGCAGATCTAAACGTGCGGCAGAGGAGACACTTTTGTCATTCATGGAGAAGTATAATAGACCAATCTGCATAATCCGTCCATTCTCAGTTACTGGAGTAGGTGAGCAGAAGGAACACCTTATACCAACACTTATTCGTTCTTGTATGACAGGGGAGCTTGTTAACTTTGTACCAGAACCTACCCATGATTACATAGATGTTGATGACGTTGTAGAGGGGATAATAAACCTTTCAAGTAGAGGGTCAAGAGGTATATTTGAGCTAGGTACAGGTAAGTCATGCACCAATGCTCAGGTGTTAGAACTTGTAGAAAAAGCAACAGGTAAGAAAGCTAATATTAATATAGTG